TGCTAAATCCTGTTTGAACATTAACACCAACCAACATCGGGTTAATTCTGAAAGCAACATACAAATCATTTTCAGATGATTCGGTTAGTGCTTTATATAAATCACCGAAATTATCTGCATCAAGTCTTTCAACAGTAGCAGCATGTTCTTTATCACCACCATTCATTAAGATAAACTTACCTGCATTAGAACTACCTGTATATTTTTCTTCTAATTTCTCTTTAATTTCTTTCAATTCCCTTGTTTTAATGTTACCATCATTCAAGTTTATAATCACAGAAGCACTAAAACCATTAGTAAGATTATTTAAGTGGAAATTCTTTACATTGTTTAATATCTCAATTGATTTCAAACTTGCAATATACATCGGTACAGGGTTAATGTTTCGGGTTATATTACCTCTAAAGTAGTAAATGAAATGTGGTTGTTTTTCATTACTTTTAAATAATGGTAATTCTGTTATATACTTACCACTCCATGAACCCCAACTATTAGATAAATATGCTGTATCTAATTCCTCATTTACACGCACATTCATCACATTTATATAGTTAAGTTGGATAATATCACCGTTTCTGTTTCTCAATCCTTCAACAGCAAAACCACCGAATATAATATAATCTAATACCCATTTACTAACATTATCTTCAAACTGTTCTTGTGTAAAGTTATGTTCTACACCTTCGCCTATAACAAAGTCAGAAATAGTATTTACAATTGCCTGCAAGTTACTACAAGATAAATAGTTATCCCATAAATAGTTAGGAAGTTTATTATCTTCACCCCAATTTATGTATTTCTTAGAAGTCTTTTTATCTATAACATCAGGTATTACTATTCCATGAGGTGTTACAGTTGCAAATTTCATGTCTATGTTATTTTCCATATTATATATATTGATTTATAATTAGTTTCAAAAAAAGTGGGTGTATAGTTACCTTTCGTGGCATTTAGTAATCACTTACTCGGATTCCTTTCGTGGAATTTAACAGTTTCCTGTTTAGATTCCTTTCGTGGCAAATCACCCACTTGTATTTTTATATTTCTTAGTTATACATTATTTTAGGTAATACTACACTTCGTACAGACCCCTGATATTCATCATATTTATTACCATAATGACCACCTTTAGCATATAATTTACATGTGAATTGTGGTAATTCTTTATAGTTACCTGATTTAATTTGTTCTGCTGTACATAAACCGAATCTTAGGGTTACTTCTAAACAACCTAATTCATCACTTAAAACTCCACTTACATTTTTACTACCACCAATCCTATTACACTCTGAAAGATAATCAGCATAAATTCCATCTCTCCAATCACGGTATAAATAATCACTTTGTTTAGGATTTGTGTATAATCTACCTAATATTTCATTAGTTGTATATGGTAGTTTCAACACTATTTTATCAATTAATGGTAAATCTTCTTCAGTTAAATCTTTAACAGTTATATACATATCAGACATACCACCTGCATCTTTCCCATAATATTTTTCTTTTAATTTAGGTGTCATTAGTAATTGACAATTTGCAATTCTAACAGGTGTAATTGGATAATCACCACAATAAGAACGAAAAGCATATAAAGGTACTTCTTCTTTTAATTCGTTGCCGTCTTCATCTTCACCAGCGGTTACTTCTGCTTTACCTCGCGTTGTAAATGATTTGTCAGCAATCCAATTTATGCAATCGTATTTTTCTTCCCAAATTAAATCATCTGCTTCATCTTCTGTGATTCCACACCATTCGTCACCCCATTTTGCTATAGGATTTTTTGAACCCATTGAAACAAACCAATTATCAATATCGCCTTGTGTGTATCTTTCTATATCTTCTTCATTAAAAAAATCTTGAACACATGTACCATCAGTAATTAATTGATTAAGTGAAGTAGCATAGTTTTTATAATCATCGTAATATGTATTATTTCTATACATTGGTATAGGATTTCTTACAGTCCATATTTCAGGGTCATATTCCCATAATTCACTAACTCTATTGTTGAAATTGTCGGTTGTATAGAAATAACTCCAATATATTGGATTATCTTCACCATATGTAACTGCCCAACAATACATTTTTAACCTGTCATCGTGCATTTGTTCATCATTTAACACGATAAATTTGTGTTTGTTCTTTGAGTATTTAGCAATAGATATATACATATCTTTTTGCTGCCAAAGTGTTTTAATATCTGTATTAAAATTTATAAGTATATCAGCATAAAGTTTTTCACATGTATCATAAAAATCTCCATCTATATCCATTTTAGTAGGTTTATAGGTAGAACTATATACATTAGTTATTTGGAGATTTCCACCACCACCGCTACCTTTAACATTAACTATTGCAGTATCATAATCTTCTACATTATAGGTATCATTTTCTGTAATAGTTATGGTAGTATTTGCTTCAGGATATGCTGTTTCATCAGGTGTGTATTGTATGAATTTAGGAGTATGATTATAGGTAATAGTTGTTGGGGTAAACCCTTCAAATTGGAGAATACCACCACATATAACAGTACCATCATTCTTTTCAAAAGAATAATCATACTGCCCTGCTTCAAATTTATCTATTACAGGTGAAATATCTATATTGTAAACCAAACTATTGTTAGTTTTGTCTGTTGTAAATAAATCAAATGAGAACTTTGTAACCTGATTTACAAAGTGGATTTTATCAAATGATTCAGTAGAAACTTTAGGAAAACTAACAATTTTGCTATTTTCATTAATATATACCATATTTAGTTAAAATTTAAGGTTATTTTGTATAAATTTCTATATAATTATAATGTATTTTATCGTACTTTTGTCAATATACAAAAATAGGGTGACTGCTGTAACAATCGCCCCTATAGTTTATTATTTAACTTTTACTACTATTATTGTGCTGTTAATAGTGAAGGTATGATAGAAGCATCCACAAAGTGAGGAAGTTCTAATGAAACATCTTGAAAAGTAAGAGTATAACCATTCAAATCCGTTACTGCTGTACCTGATTGTTGATTAACTGCTGTTACAGATACTTCGTTATCTTTACCAAGTAAAATATATTGTCCATACATATCTTCAATAATTACAACTGCTGCTGCATTAATAGCAGATTGTATTTCTAATCTCTTAGTTGCTTCTGCTTTAGTAAATTGAAGGTTCAAATCAGTTGTTACCGCTTGTGTACCAATAGCAGGGTCAGAAGTCAATGAAGTTGTATAGTTACCTGTGTTCTTGCGGAATAACCATTGTACAAAATATTTACCGCTTGCAGGAGTGATAGTAGTAATTACACCTTGTGCATCAGGTTCACCAATGGTAACATCATCCTTTTGTATAATAAGAACTCTCTTAATACCACCTGCTGAAGTATCACATTTTGCATTAATTCCGTTTAATGTTACTGTATTACATGCCATAGTTATATATCAATTTTAGTTAAGTTATTATTAAAAATTAATGGAGATTAGGGTTTTACTCCTAACCCCCATTAGAAATTAGTTTAGTTAGTTAGAATTACGCTTGTTTTGCCATTACTACCATATCAGGGTAAGCAACTTGTGTACCTGCGATAAATTCTACTGCCAAACGGTGTTCACGGTTATCTTGTGAGTACCAAAAATCGTACTTCTCAGCATCATCCTCTAAATCAACACCATATACAAAGTTATCTTTGTAAGAAGCATAGAAGCGACCTGTACCATTCAAACCATCTACATAAATTACGCGAACATTAGTACCTGGAATCAAAACAGAATCAGGCATTGCTACATCTTGAACACCTGTAGTAATTACAAGGTTTCCATTAGCAATAAGTTCTTGAATGTAAGCACGGTATTTATCAGCACCCATGTAGAGTACAACCTCACCTTTGTTAAATGCCTCAGCAGGAATTGCTTTGTACATGTCACTAACAATAGAAGTTACAGAAGCACCACTTGCATAAGTAATAGTACTTGCAACAGTAGCAGCATCCATAAGTTTAATAACACCGTCAAACTTGTTAAGGTTTGCATCACTTGAATCTGTATCACCTTGCCACAATGCTTTCTCAAGTTTAGCAGCAATAGATTCACCAACACCCTTCATAAACTCCTCCTCAAATGGAAGTGATTTTTGACCTGCTGCAACTCTTACTTCGTGATTTGCCCAAGTCTTCAAAAGTTTCTTGTCACAGAATGACATATTTACTGCAATAGCAGCAGGGGTTAAAGTGCGTTGTGAAAGTGTAGATTCACCTGCTTCATTCCAACCACACTCATTACCATCTCCAAACTCTACAGTAGTTTGAAGCAAATTCAAAGCAGTTGCACCTTTTACACCTGTCATCAAGTAAAAGTGATATGCTGTACGCGCACCAAGAACTGCATTTCTCAAAAGAGGTACTCTTTGTTCATCAACATAAGTTGATAAGTTACTAACATTAATTGCCATAGTTAAAAAATTTAGTTTAGTTAATTATTAATTTTATTATTTCTCAAAATATCTCAATGCACCTTTAGCATTGCTTTTCTCTTGAACTGTAGCAGACATTTTTACAGGTTCTTCTACAGGTTTGTTCAATTTATCTTCAAGTTCTTTAATCTTAGCAGTCAATTCTTCAATTACTGCATCTCTATCTTTCAATAAACCTTCAAGTTCTTCAATCTTTAAATCCTTTTCATCAGGTTCATTCTCCTTAATTGGTTCAGGGGTAGGTTCCTCTGCCATTGGTTCAGGTTCAGGTTCAGGTGTAGGTTCAAGTACTTCAATACTTTCAATCTTACCATCTTTAATTTCTACCTTTTGATTGTCTATAATGTATTCTCCATCCTCAGCAGGGATTACATTACCTTCTGCATCTTCAATAGAAACTTCTACACCAACTGCTAAATCTGATTCAATAATTAAAGTACCTTTATCACTTTCAACCATTTTCAAATTAAGAAGCATTTTAGCAAGTTTAAGTAATTTAGTCTTCATATTTATTAAATGTTATTTAGTATTTCATCAATTAAATCTGTTGTAGCGGGTTTTTCTAAGTTCAAATCAAAATATCCTTCAATTGAAAACCCGTTAAATTTGCCTTGTTTTATTTCTTTCCAAACTTCCTCATTGGTTACTTTGTAAGCACAGAACCAAGAACCATCAGCACAATCTTCAAATCCTATAGGGTTAATACCCTTTTCAGTATCTTTAATGAAGGACTGAATTAAATAAACTCCTGAAGTGTCTTTATCGTGGTTGAGATTCACATTATTCATTAGATTTTCAGTTAGGAATTTCTCATATAACTCTTTAATAACCCCCTTATTAAAGACTACATAATATTCTCCACTTTTATCACATCTATAAATAGGAAAATCCGCCCTTAAAGCACAACCGAATACAATGTGTTCTTCATCATTAACAGCAAATTTCATTTCTTGCTGTTTGTCAAATGCTAAGAAGTTAGATTCTACAGCGGGGTATTCAACTAAACTCATTACCTGAATACCCACCGCTTCACCTAAGACTATGTTATAAATCGGTAATCTGTTCATATTATTATAATGTATTTTTTAAATTTATTGTAAACTTTTTTTCTTAATATGTGTTTTCACTCTCCTGTACATCAACTTTGTTCATAGTGTCTTTAATGTCAGTTTCTGTTACATATACCTTAGTATCTTTAATAGCACCCTCTGTAGAAGCACCCTGAACTGCTTGTGTGTACTGAACAGGCGGAATAACCATACTATTTACAGCACCTGAACTAACATTAGCAGAAGCAGAACCACCACCATCAAATTTTGTGTTTTTAATTTTGTTGATATTCATTATACCACTTGCTGCTATACTCGCTGCTTGAATACCCGCTAAAATTAAATCCCAAACACCTGTTTTAGTTGTAAATGCACCTGATAAAGCAGTAGCAATACCTGTAAACATTTGTATGGTTGCACTTGCTATTTGCAGTTTCTTTGCCTTTTCAAAACCTTCTCTATTACTTTGGTCTTGTTGGTCAGTAACACTATCTAAAATACCTGTAATAAAGTTGCTTGTAGCATTAACTGTATCAGAAATGTTTTTAATTAATACAGCATTTTGTATCTTTTGATATTCTGCCCTTTCTCTCGCAAGTCCTTTAGAAGCATTAGTATATTCTTCTTCAGATATAAGTTGTTTATCTAATGCTGCTTTAAGTTCTTCTTCCCTTCTTTTAAAGTATTGTGCATCCGTTTCTTCAATTGCTAAATACATAGCAGAAACTTGTGAAAGGTAATCTCTTAAATCCTGTTCTTCTTTAGATAGTTTAGATTCTTTAGGTTCTTCAGGTGTAGCAGGTTCTTCAGGTTTTTCTAATTCCTTCAATGCTGTTTCAAGATTATGTATAGCAGTTAATTGTTGTTCATACTCTAAAGTACCTTCTTTCATTAACTTTAATCTCTCTTTCTCTACAGCAAGTGTTTCCTTTAAGTTATCGCTTTCAGATAAATCTTTTCTTTTGATTCTTTCTAATTCAATATCTAATTTTTCATTCTCTTTAGCAATAAATTCATTATATTTCTTCTGTGCTTCTTCTTTCTCTATTGCTATTCTCTTTGCTGCTTCTTCTTTCTGTTTCTTAGTTCTTTCTTCTTCTGCTTTCTCTACACCTTTTTGGAAATTTGCCTGAACAGCAAAACCTTCTTTAATTGCTTCACCTGCACCTTTGAAATCACCTGTAACTAATCGTGAAATTGCTTTACCAACTCCGCCAATCATAGATAAAGCGGAATTAAGTACACCCTTCATCACATCACCGAATTTCTGTAATTGAGTTTCTGAAATACCAACTGCTTTACTAAATTCTTCCCAATTCGCTATTAAAGAACCAACAACTACAACTAAAGCACCTATACCTGTACCAATCAATGCTTTTTTGAGTTTCCCCATTCCTTTAGCACCTGTAGTACCTGCTGTTTCTACTGCTTTACCTAATTTAGCAAATGATTTAATACCGTCATCAATAGCAGATAAACCTTGTGTAACTGCCATTAATCCCTGCATTTTTACAATTGCTTCATCTATTGCTTCTGATTCTACACCCATTGCTTGTAAACCACCTGCAACTGCTTGAAATGCGCCTGTAATACCTGCTGCAACATTACTGATATTACCAACCATATCACCAAAATCAGCAGAAGCACCTTTAACAGATTCGTTGATTTCGTCTATTTGGTGTTTAACCTCACCTGCCTGTTTAGCAATCTCAAGGAAGGCATCACTACCTTCCTCAAGATTTGCCATTTGGTCTTTAAAACCCTTCAATTCATTTCTTAAATCCTTTAATGATTTAACAGCAGGGTCTGTATCTATCTGTAATACTTTAATTGTTTCCTTTGCCATATTTATATTATGATATTTTTTTACCAAACACTTATAATAGTAAATATTTTTGTTTGTTTAGTGTTATTAAGTTCTATATCTATTGAGAAGTCTGCACCTGTAATACCTGATATAGTTAAAGGTTTATTAATACCTATTGGTATTATTACTTCACTATAATTTTCCCAAATATCTCTTGCATTTACACCATTAATTGTAATATCTTCTAATGCACCATTTGTAATATCATTGATTGATACTTTAACAGGTGTTTCTGTAGAAGTTACAAATAGTGTAATAAATTGTTCTGAAGGTGTGTTTATTCTAAGAGGTTCATAATCCATTACTTCAACTCCATTAGTTTTTGTTACCATAAAACTATTAGCAGCAACAGTCACAACTGAAATAACAATACTTCTACCTTGTTTATTGGTAAATGTTACCTCAAAACTTGCATTACCATAGTTATTTACAAATGTTACAGGAACTTCAATACCTCTTTTTATCGTTCCTGTTGTACCACTAACACCATTAATAGTTACTTTGTCATAATCACCGTAGTTTACCTTTGTTATCTCCCAATCTACTTCAGAAGAAGAAGATATATAAATTGTTTTGGTGTTATATTCTCTATATAAATCAATATAATGGAATCTATCATCAAACACTTCACCTTTATTATAGAATACTTCAAAATAATCAAGTGTAAAGTTACTATTAGTATAACCTTCTATATCTTGTATTGTTACTAAATCTACTTTTGTACTCGAATTTGAAGTAATATCATAGTCATATATCTTATTCACCATATACAACTGATTTCCAATTTTGATAAATTTGTTAAATTCAAAATTCATGTAGTCAGTAGGAGAAATATCTAAATAACATGTAACTATCTTGTTGTTAGTGTTGTATCTCTCATCTAAATAACCCTGCCAAAATGAAGTGTAAATATCTAATGTTGTATTGTCGGTATAGTTACTGATATTACTATATGAGATTTCAGGTGTTCCTAAAGTGCAATAATACCATAAATTAGCATTAACCATAGTAATAGTATCAATACACTTATATCCTGTTAATGAATTATTTATATTCCATATCTCATACGGATTTCTATAGCAACAAGTATTTAATGTTTGCATGTCTTCAGTATTATCTGTAATAAACCATATCCCATCTACTCCTGTGTCTATTTCAAACCCCATATAACCAAATGTATTTTTAACACTACCTTCATCATCACTAAAATTATTAAGTGTATCAGAAGAATAATAGTATTGTATAGGTTCATATATATCATATCCTTCTTTTAATGGATATATACTAAATAAATGAGGTGAATATGGTATAGCAAACTTTAACTTACTATCAAATAACTTTTTAGTTGTATCAGAGAAATTATAATTAGTTGTTATTCGTTTTTCACCGAAATTATACCCAACAGTTTCCTTATATGATTTATTTAATTTGTTATCTGAATCAGTAGTATTAAATAGAATGTATTTATCTTCAAATGTGATAGGATTTATTGTAACACTTTTAGATATATCCATTTTATTACTCCAATCCATAATACTATAATTGTTAAAGTAATCATTACTATGGATTAGTTTAATATTCTTTTTGGTATCATCTACAATAAATTTTATTCTAAACATTTTCATATAGTTAAGTATCACATCTGCTATACTTACAGATTCATCCCAAAATGAAGATATAGTAACTAAGTTATCATTATATAATAAGTTGTTTCTATCAATTGCTTTAGTTTGTTCGCTGAAATATTCTACCGTTTCATATTCGAGAGGTACACCATTATATAAAAATGGGTTTCCGTCAATTGAAGCACTTACTTCTAAGTAATATAACAAAACATTATTAGGATATGATTCTAATAAATCTCTATAAAACTCCCAATGCCCCTGCATTGGTAAAGTAACAACAATATCATAATCAGAAACTACTTTGTAGTTCCACGGCATATCATATTCTCTATTACCCATTGTGAACTGTTGAATATCACCGTAAATTTTAACAGTACCATCTAACTTTGCTTCAGTTGCTATTTGCCCCATAACACTTCCACCAAAAGCATCATCTCCATTATAAGTTGTTAATAATTTCTTGTTAGTAATAGGTGTTTTAGATTTAAACCTAATGTAACATGTCATTGGTAATGTTGGTAATTCGTGTAAGTCTTTTGATAGAGGTTCAAAATTCTTAGACCTGTACATATAAAAATAACTATCAGAATAATTTGAGTTATCCAAAATTAAGTTATTTTCAGTTCTTGATACAGAAGGATTACCACTAAATAAACTTGATAATGTTAATACTGTTTTAGTCCAATAAGGGTTGTATTGATTAAACCATGTTTCATCAAATTCTACATTATAACCTGTAACATCAGTAACTTTTTTAAAGAATATTCTAATTAATTGGTTAAAAAATATGTAGGGTATTTGAGTTGTAGCACGGTATTCACCCATAGTAATAGGGTCTATACCATCACCAAATAAAGCATCAGGGGATATGTTAAATACCTGTTCAAATGTTTTATTTTCTGAGGTATATTTTAGTGAATTATAATAATCAACAAGACTTACAATTTTACCGTCATTACCGCAAATACTTTTATAATCAAAATCCCCAACAAAACCATTATTAAGTGTATAGTTAATTATGTTATACCTTTTATAATCTGAATTAGTTTTTACCTGTAACTTATCATCATAAGTGTATAACTTCTGCATATCTTTTACTAAACTTGCATTTAAAGTTTCAAGATAGTATTCTTTTGTATCTAAGTAGTATTTGTAATCTTCTTCATAGAACTTGTACTTAAATATATCAAAGGTAATCTTTTTCATTTCCTGAAACACTTTACCCAATTCCCCATTAAGAGTTATATTATATCTACCTGTACCATTAGTTTTAGTTACAGAAGTCATTTTTGCGTAACCTGTCATCAATACAGCACTATCCCATTCTAATCTAAAATCTAACTTCTTTAATGGGTCGAAGTACAACCCTGTAGTTAATCCTTCATCATGTAAAGTTATTCTATCAGGGTTGTAGATATGTCCAAAAGTTTCATTGTTTTTATCGGTAAATGGAATAGAAACTGTTTTACTCCAATCATTGATAATTGAAGTGGGGTTAGATATGTCTTCGAAGGTTTTAGTAATAGCAAATTGAACCTCTTTATCTAACTCAATATATCTGTTTTCTATATATAAACTTACCATAATTAATATATCATATTTTGATTTTTAGCAAATTCTAAATCTAATTGAATATTAAACATTTGCCTTCCTTGATTTTTGAATGTTTTTTCTGTATAATCACCTGTAACATTTACTAAATAACTCTTATCCTCTTTAGTATCATACAATAATAGGTAAGGTGAAGTGAAGATACTTTCATAGTAAGGGTATAGTTTTTCATCTATATAACCTGTTTGCACTCTGATTTTAGGTGAAGTAGTTATAGTTGTAGGGCGTTTAACACCTTTATAATTAGTTATATATTCTCTGTTAAATGATTCTGAATATGTACTAATCTTATCAAATGGTTGTGATTGAAATGAACCCGCGCGGTCTTGCCACATTAGGTAATATTGAGAAGGGCAAATATCAATCTTAGCAACCTCATCACCTTGAAACCAAATAGAAAAATCAGAATATCCGTTGATAGGTGCTGTACCTTCAAATAAACTTGATAATGCTGTTATAGCACAATAGTTATTATCCGTTAATCTAACATTATACTTCTTAGTTGAATTAGTATCATTATCATTAAAACCGTATGTATAAATGTATGTATCATTTCTATTTAACAAACCATCAGTAACATAACCTGAAAATGCTAAACAGTAATTATTCGTGTAAATATAAGGTACGCGAGGTGGTAATTTAAAATAACCCTTACCATTTACATTATATCTACCCTGTAAACTTATCCACAATGTGTTTACTGCTGTAGGATTATATACTAAACCATTATTCAGTTCTTCCTTTATAAGTGGATAGCGGTAATACATATTCACATAAAAATTACCACTATTAAAACCACCATCTGAATTTGATATTACAATTTCAAACTTCTTATATATTGGTTGATATGTAGTAGAAGTTTCAGTAACTTGTTGTGGTAAATTTTCAAAAAATGAAGGTGTAGTTAATTGCCCTCTAATTATATCTGTAACATCTATATTAACATATTGTTGCATACCTTCTATAAAAGTATTACCAATAAACAATATTTGGTTTGTATCTCTATCAAATACATGATACATATACACACCTGTTCCACTTAATTGTACCTCAATTGGTACTATAATTCTTTCATCCAAATAAAATACTTTATCCATGTTTTGTTCTAATTTGTTTTAATTGTCTTTCTTGTTCTTTTGCCTTTAATACCTCATAAGATACAACATAAAATACAAAGTTTACAGATTCATTCATTACATCTGTTATTGTTTCATTTGTGACTTCACAGTATTTAAGTAAGTAAGGGATGATACCAAACCCCATAAGTCCATCTTCTTGAGGTTTTCTAACAATTCTTTCTTCTTCTGTTTGTTCATCTTCAATTTCTTCACCTGTTTCTTTAAACAGTAGCGGAAAAGAAGAAACAACACCCTGAACTGTTTGCCGAAAAAAAAACCTATACTTTGTGCAACATCAATAGGTAATAGTAACAAATCTTCCTGTACCTTTATAATGTCATATCCTGTATTATAGTCTTTACTTCCTTCAGGCATAAAAAACACAGAAAGTAATTTTTCTAATCTAACTTCATCTTCTTTTAGATAATTTTGATAATCTATAAATTGCGCAACTGTTACTTTAGTAATATCACAATTTGAATTATATGTAGTACCGTTAATGGTGTATGTCTTCTGTAACTTTACTTCAGGTATAGGTTCTTTAATAAATGAAATATCAAACTTCTTCAACTCATTAATAGGTAAGTTCTGACAATCAACACCATAAATACAATCAATCAAGTTTAAGTAAGTCCAATCATCTTCTACACTTAGAATATCTTTAATCTCATAGAATTGTTTTAAGGTTATATCACTCCATTTCATAGTTCTATTTCTTCTGTTATTTGTTTATTAATTAAGTTTACTACCTCATTATACACTTTACCAACTAAATCAAAATCAGTTAAAGTAGGTTTTAAAAATGGTTGTGGTAAAGTACCTTTCTTCGCAATCTTTCTGCCTATAAGGTATGCTAACTGATTAGTGGTAGGTAGTTTTCCATTCTTCAAAGGGCGAGGTAGTACAGGTTTAACTGAAATCCACTTTTTAATAGCATCTATAGGTGGAAAATGGGGTTTAGTACCGTTTTCTATATATTTCCAATAATCTTCCATTTGGATAGAAATAGTAACCCATTTCCCACTCTGTTTAACTATACCTTTAATGGATTTAGATAATTTACCACTTGCATCTGTATTGTTATTAGATAGTCTATTTCTAAGTTCAGTACAGAAGTCATTAGTTATATCTTGTATAGTTGTTAATTCCATATAGTTCTTATAGTATATTACAATGGTTATGTAAATGGAAAAAATCAATCAGTACATCTCTCTAAAGAATCTATCAAGAAACATAAAGACATTACCAAATCATCATGTGAATTGTTTGCACCTTTATATACAACAGTTCCGTTATTGTTAATGGTTGCTTCAAACATAGATAATTGAGTTAATAGTTTACTATCATTCGGAATAACTATAGCATCATTCTCAAATAGCATAATTAACTTCTCTATAATCTTTTTCTTTGATTTATTGGTAGTTGTGAATTGAGATATATTAATTTCAATCTCCTTTTTAAAGTCATCTAAGGCATCATTATATAATGTTTCATATTCATCTATCTTATCATGTAGAATATCAAAATATATCTGCCCAATGCTATTATTTTCTACTACAATGTTGATTTCTTTAAACCCTTTTCTCACATACATTTTAAGTAAATCTAAGATATATGTAGTGGTATCATTTGTTTTCTTATCATTGAAGTAGATTTGTTTAGCAACTATCATCTTCTTAGTAATAGGTTCATACTGTCCTAAAGATATTGCAGTATCATCAGCACCTGTACCTGTTCCCCAATCCACAGATATATATAATGGTTGTAGCGGGTTAAATTCTGCTTTACCAATACACTTCTTAAAGTCGGTAAATACAGCACCATCACCATCAATAAATTCTGCTAAATATTCAGAAGTAAATGCTGCTTTAGGTAATTGTTCACGATATAGTTCTAATAGTTCAGGTGTTAGGTATTTAGATAAATCGTATTCAGTCCAATCAAATGAAATTATATGTCCATCACCGCCTTTAGTATAGAGTTCATAGAATAACCCCTGTTTGTATTTTGGTGTGGAGAATAGAAATATATCTGAGTTGTACACATTAGTAATAGGTACTACAACTGAATAAAACCAATCTTTATTAATGTATGCTGCTTCATCAACTACTAATATACCTTTGCGTTTAGTTGTAAAACCACGCACACTATCACCCTGTTCTGCTGATTTAAAGTGGATGGTAGAACCGTTTATAAATTCTATATAAAGCAAACTACCATTACTTTTACTAATTAATTTACCTGCAAATAGTACTATATCGTTATATAATTTTCGTGCTTGTCCTATAGTGGGTGAAATAGCAATACTAACACTATTCTTCTCACCTAATGAAGCATATACCAACAGATACTCAAGAGAAATGGATTTACCCACTTGTCGGGGTGATTTAACTACAAACCATTTCCCTGTAGTATGTTGTAAATAGGCATCCACTAAATCCTTCTGCCATTCGTTAAGTTTAGGCATTATAACTTTCATAGTTACTGTATTTCTAAGGTTATTTCATTGTTATCAGGTTTATCTGTTTCTTCTTTTGTTTTGTGGTTGTTTAATGCTGCCCTTTCATCAGCAGTACCTAATAACTTATACAAACAAATCAATGCTGTAGGGTTATTCATATCAAGCAATCTATCACGGATTTCTTTCTTCATATCCCCTTTATTCTTATTCAATGCTTCTGTTACTTCCTTCCAACCATCACTACCTTTAGGTAAGTGTTTATAGAAGGTATCTTGTGAGTAACCTGCCATTTTGAATACATCTACTAAGAATACAACTTTAGGGTCATCCTGAATTGCTTTTAATGCAGCATTTTTAACTTCTTCATCACTCCATTCCTTTCTTCTCCCTGATATTCCTTTTTTGCCTGCCATTTTCTTGTTTCCTTTCTGTTAATTGTTGTTGATACTTTTTATATATTCGTGTTACCAAATTAAATATACCACTTGCACAGGTAGTACAAAAATTCAGTCCAATCTTATCACCTAACTTCTTCATATCCTGTCTAAAGGTGATACTTAAATTGCTACTGCTATGATTTACTATTATGCTTTCAATAGTTTTAAGATGTGTTGCAATTAGTTTCATTTCATCATCTGTAAATAAAATAGGTTTATATATCACTTCCATAATTGTGT